TTTTATAGAAACTTTTCCATCAGGACTAATCATTTTCATAATTGTCTCCTTATACTGCTACGTCAGGATTGGTTTCCTGAACGTAGTAATTAGTTAAGAAGGTCATTGAGACGTAGCCCAATGGTTTTTCACCTTCCGCGTTAAATTCAATTTCAGTTGACTCAAGATATGTATCTTTAGCCAAACCACCTAAAGTTCTATCAGCAGCTATAGCTTCTTCAACCTCTTTACTTATTGTGTCTATCGTGTCGTCAAAGTTGCTTGTAGCTTTTGCATAACCTTCTACTACTACACTTAAATCTCTGCTCATTAACCTGTCAGTTCCAATAACGATAGGTTCTGATGTTTCTGATTTAGTGTAGATAGCTAATGCTGGTACTGTTTCTAATGGATAAACCCTAGACTCATAAACTCTTGTACCAGTAGTTGTTAAATTATTTAGAGTTGTTCCAAAATATTCTCTAATTTGTTGTCTGATATGATTCGCCACTATATTTCCTCTAACATCAATGCAGAAAAACCAGTACGATCAGACTGAATATTAACAACTGTATAACTTTGTGCTGCTTTCAGCACGTTACCATTTACATCTTTAATTGCAGATACATCTAATCTATTACCAAAAGCAATATTAGGTATGTCTACTGTTCTGCAATAAGCAATAGGTTTTAGAGCTTCTACACCTATTCCTTCTTCTTGTTCTACATATTCATTATTTAGAATCACGTTTATAGTTGCTGCTGTACCACCACTATTTGTATAAACTGCTGATACACCATGCCCATAATCTATATCAAGATATCCAGCCATATCTAATTCAGTTTCTAATCTAAATTGAGACATTACTGCTCCTCTAAAACCAATGAAATTAAACCTGTATTATCAGGCTCAACTGTTTTGACTAAAAAAGTAGTTTCAGCTTTTAAAACATTACCTTGATCAGTTGTAATAGCATTAACAACTAATTTATCTTCATGGGATATATAAGGAACATCAGTAGATTTAACAATAGCTCTTGGTTGATATCCAGCTACAGGAATAGTACCGCCTTCAATATTAAAATATTCTTGATCAATAATAATATTAATATTTGTTGTATTACCTGAGTCAATATCAAACCAAGTATCAATTAATCCAACCCTAGAATCCCATAAAGATTGTTGTACCTCAAAGAAAGTAGCAGTAACTCCATGACCAGTATTTATGTCAACGTAAGAGTTAAAATCTGCTGCACTTTCTAAAGGCATAATTACTTCTTAGCTCTCTTTTTTGGAGCTTTTACTTCTGAAGTTTCTAAACCAACACTTCTATCTACTTTTTTAGCTTTTGGTTTAACTGTTGTTTCTTCAGCTTTGTTATATGCACATAGCGTATGACCTTCATGTTCAGGTAGTTCAACTATATCTCCTGCATGAACCTTTTGCCCATTTGCCATTGTGTCTTGTAATATTTTGTATTTTTTCATTTTTAAGTTGGGGGTATTACTACCCCCATTCCATTTAAGCATCAGTTAATTAGTCGCTTGATTTACAGAAAGAAACTGCATGTCTTACAGCAACATCAACAGTTTGTAGAGCAACAATTCTTACTCCACCTGAAGTTGATAATGCATAAGGATCAACAGTAATATCTAAACCGCCATACATACCAATTAATAAGTCAGCAAAGTTTCCAAAGTAGAAATCACCACTTGTTACTTGATTACTTCTGATTACGTTATAACCATTCATTGTGTTATCAGGAGATACAACAAACTGAGCAGTACCAGTAGCTTTTTCAGTAGTTTTTAAAGTACCAAAGTCTGCTGGTCTACAAATATATCCTAATGAACCAGTTAAAGCGTTATCGTTAGCAACAGCACTTTCCATAGCTACAATCTCAGCCCATGTTGGATTAGCAGCAGCAAATGTAGTTGTGTTGATACCTGAAGTATTAGCAATACCTGTTGGTTGACCACTTGAACCTGAACCAGCTAAAGCACCTAAGTCAATTGCAGTAGCGATTGATTTTGTTAGGTCGTCTCTGATTAAGTTCTCAACATCTAATGAAGATTGTTGTAATAAGAGTCTTGTTGCATCAGTAAAAGCACCGATTACTTTAGGAGACATTGTTACTGAACCTGAAGTAAATTCTGATTCAGAAGCAGCAGTTCCTTCTGTAGCAATCCAGCCAGCAGATGAAGCAGCAGTTTTCTTAGGAATTACAACATTACCTTGTAATCCTCTTAGCATTGTTGCTCCAGCTTGCATTACTGAAGATTCGTTTCTTAATACATCAATAAAATCTCCACCTCTGTAATCTTCACTTATTAGTGTTGAATCATCAGAAGAGTTGATGTCTCTTTTTCCCCAAGTTTTGAGGACTTCTGCTGGTAACATGATACCTTGAGCATCTTTACCATATTGTCTAGCAGCTTCAGCAGAACATTCAAATTCAAATTCTGCATCTTTTTGTGCTTGTCTATCAGAAGGATTAGCCATAGCTCTAATTGCTTTTACTAGGCTAAAGTCTCTGACTTCTTCTTTAGTCATGCCAATTTCTGAAGGAGTTTCTAAAGGAGTGTTGTTAGAAATATTTTCTAATAATACACCTCTAAATTCTTCAACAGAGATACCATCACTAATCGCTTTATCAGCTAAATCTCTTTTGTTGTGTTTTACAGCTAAATCTAAGATTTCTTTTGAATTTCTTTTAAATTCAGCTTTAGCTTCAGCAACAGTTTGTGATCTAACTTCATCAAGATTAATTTCTTGTTTTTCGTTTTCCATTATTTTCACCTTTGTTGTTTGTGTGTTTTGTTTATCTTTAGAACGACCAACTCCGACTAACCTGCTTTGATCTGCTGGAACTGATACAGAAGAAACTTCCATAGGAGTCCATGCAGCCTTGTAATAGACTTCATCTTCGTTATTCATTCTTGTTAAGTTATCGACTCTGTAGCCAACAGAAATATTCATACGAATACCATCAACTACATCTTCAAACACTTCTCGAGCTAAAGCAGATTTACCAAATCTAACTACAGCAGTTGTCCTTTTTGCTGTCTCGTCTAGTTTGAATTCTTCAATTACACCTATTTGCTTGGTCATATCATGATCCAAGAGAAGAGGTGCTCTACCGCTATTAATAAACTCCATGTTTATATCATCGGCTGAGTGTCCTAGCACTTCCATGCCAAAACTTCTTTCTACAGGTTCTTCGCTAGATACACCTATACGAACCATTCTTTTTTCTTCATCTAAATAAGAGTGTTTTGATAAATCAATAGTTCTATATTTCATAGGCATATCAATTACTTTTCTCTCTTCTTCAGATTCAGTCATAGAAACTTCGTCAGTTGCTTCTAGTTCTTCACCTTCATGTTCTACATCCTCATGCTTTGCAAATTCAACAACTACAGAGTTGTCTGTCTCACTCACATTGAGGATATGTCTATCTTCTTTATTCATAGCTTTCTCCTCTTTATTTTTAGATAAAGGATGTTTTTCTGATTCTTTTGAATCAAAACTTTTTTCATTTTTCATTTGATTAACTTTTGTTTTTGACCATCTATAACCAGCATCGCCACCCCATAATGCCCATGCAATTCTTCCATTAGATGGATAACCTTCTTCACCTTGTTTAAAACCTTCTGCTTGCTTATCTACTTCATGTCTTGAGAAGAAGCTATACATTCTTTTTACTGTATCGTCAGATAGGTTTTCACCAGCTACTATTTGTCTTGCTCTAACAGCACCAACCCTAGTACCACCACGACCATGCTCTTCTCGCCAATCAAGACCTTTTTGTGCTTCTACTTTCATTCCTTCAGTTGGCTTAGGCATCTTCTTCCTCTTCTCCGCCTTGTATCTTTGCTTCTACAGGAAGTTTCTGACCAAATGGTTGATAAGCTAGTTCTATATCGTATTGTTTAGCTAGTTCTATTTCTTTTTGATGTTGTTCAAATAATTCCTCAGTATCTCTACCATAAGAAGCAGAAATATCAGAATAGGTAAGTGTTCCATTTTGTAATCCTATTACGTTAGCTTGCATTTCTTTTAAAGGATCAATCCATGCAAAACTTCTTGGTATGTAGTTAATTGACCTAGCAAATTTATCAAACTTACCTATAGGCAAATTGATATAACCTGTTGATATAGCCATTTCTAACCAAGATTGGAAAACTGGGTTTACAAAATGCTCAATTACAAACTGTTGATATATTTGATACATGCTTCTGTCCTCGAGAGCACCCTGACGGATTGAAGAGTAGTTGACTTGTGTAAGGTCATTTGATAGCGAGTGATAAGAAATATTAAGACCTGAAGCAATACTTCTAAGTACGCTAGTTGTAAAAGAATCAAATGCAGATGTAGGATGCGTAGGATCAAATGCTTTAAAGTCCATGCCACTTGGTAATTGTTCAAATACACCAGCTTGAGCGTTCATTGTAGGATTGAATGTGTCCTCAAATTCTCCATCTCCAACATAGCCGTCTCCGTCAGGCGAAGTGAAGAAACCCATCTTGGATGCACCAACTCTAGCAGCTACTATTTCAGCTTCTAAATAACCATTTAACATCTTGACATTAGCCATAGCAGTAGCAACTAAAGATACACCTCTAGTTTGTTCTGCTCTTGTAGGCAAATAAGCGTGTATTATTTCGTCTGCTGGTACTCTTATATGTTGAGCTTGAGCTAAATAAACTCTATCGTATGGATGGTCTTTATATAAGTGATAAGCTACTGGTCTGTCGTACTTATCTACTTCAACACCCATCTTAATTCGATTGCCTGTAGCTTTATAAAAGTCGTTTTTTGTTTCGTCTAAATGATCAGCTTCTAAAAACTGTAAAGTAAAACCAAATGGCGATTTGTTGTCTTTTATTTTTCTTATTAATACTTCACCATCTCTACATAGAGACTCAACAAATATCTTTTGACAATCTAAAAAGGATAATCTTCCATTAGTTGTGCAATTCCCAACTTGTCCCCATTCTTTCCATGCTCTTTCTATAAGTAAATTAGCACCTATATCTAATGATCCATTATCGTTTCTTGCTTTTGAAGATACTCTGATTCCATGTTTACCAATAACATTACTGACCATTAAATTTAGGTATCTAGCAATATAAGAGTCATTTCTAGCTAGTTCTCTAGCCCTATCTCTTAATATTCTTATGTTATCTTTGATTTCAGCATCAGCACTTGTAGATGTAGTAACAAAATCTGCAAATAATCTACCTGTATTAGCTCCTGAGTAGCTTCTTCTAAATGCTTGTCTTTTTTTCTTCTTAGGTTCGTTGATTCCTAAGATTCTGTTATACCATGCCATTATTTAGTAAACCTTACCTTTGGCGTGTTGCCAGTTCCTTGCCCATTTCTGATTCTTGCTAGTTTGATTTCTTTTAAATATTCAGCTTTGTATCTATCCCTGAATGTCATAAGTTCATCTATAGACATTCTTGATAAAGACCTACCAGCTATAGACATAGAGCTTTGATCCATTGATGCTCTGTTTTCAATAACAGCTTCTATTGCATCTAATACTTTTTTTGCATGACTTCTAAGATCAGCATTAGTATCAGCTAGATTTTGAGTAATAGTTGTTCTACCTGAATCAACCATAACCCTATTGGAGTCTGATGCTTTAGTTATGTATGCTTCCCAAATGTAATCGCCTATTGCATATCCAGTTGTAGAGGATGATGCAGCTTCTATGTAATATGTATCGTTTGCTTCAGTAGCGGTAAGTGTGAATTTGTTTACTCCACCACCACCTACATCATTGTGAAACTCATAAGTTAAAGCGTATGAGCTTATAGGATAGGTATCAGCTAAATCGTCACGTTTCCATGCCCAATAATCACCTAGAACAAGTGTACTTGGTTCTTTTTGTGGGTAATTTTCTCTATCAAATGCGTTAGACAAGCAAAAACCTCGTTAATAATTAGATTAATCTACTATTAACCCTATGGTGCATTACCTAATTGTCAATATATGGGTTTGATATTTATATATTTATTTCCAATTTGTAGCAAAATTACCTCTATTTATCCCTCTTTTTGGTGTATTTTGCTGTTTTTCTCTTGGTTTTGACTCTTGAGTGAGTATTTTGTTCTCAATTGAGTCGTAATTAGGGTTTAAGATGTAAATTGCTGCAAAATTGTAGACTAACGTATCTAATGCTTCGTTTCTTGGTCTAACTTGCTTCCAAACAAGCGTTTTTCTACCTCTAACGTACTTTGTTACTCTTTTTTCTGCTGTAAGCTGCTTAAAATACTCTTCATCTAGGTCTGAGCAGAAATGTAGCGTTGTTTGTTCAGGATCAGCAGCTAATCTTGCAAAAATAGCTTCTTTTGCACTATCTGAGCCAACACCATAGAGTACAGCCTTGTTTTTACCAACAAAAGTAGGTCTATTAGCTATTGGTTTACCTGCTGTAGATAAACCTTTGACTGCAAACACCCTTCTAGCTTGTCGTGGTTTAGTAAACTGATAACATTGATTGGTGTGATGTCCGCCTGAGTCGATTGTGCAACAAGATATAGGTATTAATCTTTCAGATTCAGTTTTAAATCGCTTTTTTAAGTAAGCATCTAAATCATTCCAAACACCTAAAGCATTAGGATCACCCCAAAATATTTTATAGTCACATACCCATGCTTCATAGTTCTTACCCCATCCAACGAGTTGCAACTCTATACGATCTTTTTGCAAATCGCATCCTGCTGTTAAAACTAATACATCTTCAGGTATTGTTGTGTAATCATAATTTAATCTACGCTGTAATAGTGTTTCATATTCAACAGTCTCGCCTTGTTCTTCCCAAGATTCACCTAGAGCAGTATTTATCCATGTCTTTAACATCTCAGGATTCTTTTTAGCTTCTAAAAATGCTTTTGCCATATCAGCCCAAGTAGACCAAACTGAATATAACTCTGATATATGAAATCCTGCTGTATCTGACTTAGGTGCTGATGCTATCCATTCACCATTTTTTAACATCCATTGTTTTTTATGTTCTTCTATGACTGAACCACAATGTTCGCAAGCATAAGAAGCTGTTTCAGGTTGATCCTCATCCCAAACTACGTTTTTCCATTTTAAAACCTGTTTTTCATTACATTCAGGACAGGGAACATGAAAGTAGCGTTTATCTGATTCTTCAAAAGCAGTTTCTATAGCAGATAAACCTTTTATTGTTGGAGTAGAACACATAAATATCTTTCTATTCCAGTATGTTTTAGTTCTAGCTACCGATAAACTTATTGGACTTCCTTCTGCTCCTGCTGATTGCTCGTATCTATCTACTTCGTCCATCAACAGGATTCTAATCGGTCTTGATGCTAATCCTGATGCAGAATTAGAGCCAACTATTGATAAATGACCGCCAGCAAACTTTTTATGCATAGTTGTATTACCACTATCTCTACTTCTTGCATCTTTTACACAATCTCTTATTTTGTCAGTATCTCTTATCATTGATGCAAGTCTATCTTTAGAAAAAGATTGTCCCATTTGTAATGTTGGTTGCACTATAAGCATAGGACTGGGATCTTGATCTATATAATATCCGATAGCATTAAGTAAGATTTCTGTTTTACCAACTTGCGAGCTAGTCATAACAATTATTCTTTCAATATTAGGTTCATTGAAAGCATCCATTATTTCTTTTTGATATGGACATCGTGAAGTTCTCCATTGACCTGATTCTGCTGAAGATTCAGGTGATAGTTTTCTAAACTTATCCGCCCAATCGCTAATTTTAAGAGTTGGCGGTGGAGTCCATATCTGATTTGTCTCCTGTATCACCTTTTCTATATTTTTGAGGTATTCCATTTTGAGCTAACTCGTTAAGTGCTTCATGCACTTGTTCTTTTATTATTAATTCTGCTTCTGCATATTTATCTACAGTTATAACTTGATGTGCGATTCTTGAAGGTAGTCCTAATAGCTTTGCTCTTGCATTAGCTACATAGTCAACCCAAGTATCTTCAACTAATTGTGCTGGTATTAAGCTACCTTCTAGTTCTTCTACTTCTAACTCTGCTTTTCTTGCTTGAGCAGCAGTTAATTTAGTTTTTTCTTCTGCAATATCACCTGATCCGCTTCGTTTGTGATATCCACCTAGCTTTCTAAGGTAAGAAATATAAGAGACTCTGCAAACATCTATATTTAAAGGACTTCTACCTTGTTTTGATGGAAATATGCCATCTCTAATGAGTTCTGAGACTCTTTTGACTGATAAATCCAAATGGTCTGCAACTTCTCTTTGTGTAGCCATACAGTACGTTTATTACCCTATTAAATATGGACTGTCGCTAGAGAAAGACTGAGCTGCCCAATAACCCATAGTTGATTGCTGGGAAGAACCTACGAATATCATCGTGCTGTATTCAAAGCAAATCTTAATCGCTTTGCAAAGTGTGAATCAAAACCTTTTGACCTAGAAAAAGCTACGCCATTACCAATAGAAGTCCAAGGGAATAGAGCCTTATACTTAGCCTGCTTAGATAGTTTGGCTACTTGTCTTATTCTTGCACCACTTACACTACCTGTTGCAGTCCTACCATATCTTTCCCATATACCTTCACTACCTTGATTGCCTTTAGGTACACCAAAGAAATATTTATCTTTTTGTTTCTTTAATTTATTTACAGCACCCTTTGTTAAGTTGCCTGACCTGTACTTAGCTAAGTCATCTGAGTTGCTTTTATTAGGTATGATGATAGCTTTGTTTTTAGGGTGTCTTACACCACCATCAACTTGCAGCTTCATATAATCTTCACGTTTTTCTGTCACATAGACAACAGCTTTTAAATTAGTTTTCTTTGCTTTCTCAACAGCAAATCCTGTTTGTGTAAATTTAGTAGGCTGATCAAACTTTTGTTTTGTTTGTGCTTTATATACTCGTTGCAGATCAAAAGCTGTATCGTTTAATGCAAGCATAGTAGCAAAAGGTATTTGTTTCTTTTGCATACTACTCATACCCTTAGTTACTTCATCGATGTTATGTTTAATAGATAATCTCATCGCTTTCTCCAATGTGTTTGTGTTTCAAACTTCAATCCAAACTGTTTAGCTTTTCGTCTAACTGTAGATGGATGCACGTCATAAGTCATAGCTATATCATGGCTAGACTTACCCTGTTTGATCTTCTGTTCCAATTTATCTTTATTAATTTTCATATTTGATAATTATAAATTTTTGTAGTGTTCTATCAAGCGATTGAGATACCAAACACACTTCTCTAAATCTTGTATGTTGGCATCTTTATACTTATGTCTATGCAGATATTTAACTGCTGATCCTTCTAAGTAAGCTGGATATTGTCCGCCTAACTGTTGCTTTATGTAGTCTATACATTCAACTCCACCCTTATTGTAGTGCGGTGGTTTGTTTACTAAATCTGCTTTCATTTACTTCTCCTTACAATTTCGTTCTTACATTTTTGTATGACCTTTTTCTTAGCACTTGATGATCCAATGTAATCGTTAAGTTCTTTTAGTGTCATACACTTCAGATAGTAATGCTCAGTTCTTGTCTTACCTGTAGCTCTATCTCTTATCTTCTGACTTGCTTTTAGTTTTGCTGGCATCTTTCTTCTCCTTTTTCTTTTTGCCAAATATTGCTTCAAAGTTTTCATCAAACTTTTCTTTATCGTAGGGTTTATATGTAGAACCCTTGCCACCATGCCACTTACTCATACAAAACTAACCCTCTTAAAAGTTATATCCATATTCTTCTGCTTAAATGTTTCTTTAGCATCAAGGTAATCAGGGTGCATAAATCTAAATAGTTCTTCTACACTAAAAAGCACTACATCTTTATCTGATCCATACAATTCTTTTAATCTAGGAATTTGTGCATCCATGTCACATACAATAGCTATTTTGTTGTTTCTGTATTTGTAGCAACGAAAATCATCTTCTAATTTTCTATAGCCATTTGCTTTAGCTTTATCTACTAATGCTGTATATGCTCGATACATCATCTGTATCATTTCTATTTTCTTTTTTGTATGTCCTTCAATAAGTGTTTCATCAAATAACATTTGTGCTTTGCAGAACTTAATCTCTAATTGTGTATCTACACATTTGAGTAATCGTTTTTTACCACCCCATTGCTTTTCAATAGAAGATTCATAATCCCTGTAGACTTTTAATTGTTTATCTAATGTTTCTTCTAAATAATTTTTCATCGTGATCATTTACAGGGAACAGGGATATTCCTAAAGGAATATATCCCTTCCCTCCCTGTTAATTGTTGATTTCGCATAAAACTTCCCTCAAACTTCCCTCAAACTTCCCTGTACTTCCCTGCTATTCAAACTTAGGTGCTAACTTATGGTATTGAGCAGATTGATATCCAATCGTCTCGATATACTTAACTTCTTCTAATTCAACTAATTTTGAGAGCATTTTCTTAATACTATCGACTGACATAACATTGCCATTAGCATCTCTTACCTTGTCTTTTAAATCTTTTGGGAAGAAGTAATGATCTTCAGGATGGTCTTTATCAGCAAATATAGACTCACGTTCTAATGCTTCTAATACTAGTTTCTGCTTATATGTGAGCTTATCTTTAGCTTTAAAATCTATGTCAGTCAGCTCTAAGTAGCCACTAGTAAGCTCTAATCCTTCGCCTATTAGCTCAACCTCTGTAAATACAAAGTTCTTCTCAGCCATTCCCTGACCATCTTTATTAAGCGTTTGCTGGAACGATACAAACATCTGCTCATTCTTATCGGTTCTTTTGACTGAAAATTCGTAATCTAAAGATGCACCTATAACACTTGATCCTCTTGCTCTATTACCTTCATGCCCTGAATGGTGAACAATACAAACATTACAGCCATAAGCTGCAATCAAACCATCTAATTGATGGATAAAATTACCTACATCTTCTGCTGAGTTCTCATTACCACCGCCAAAATTTCTTTGAAACGTATCAACAACTATCATGCCAATATCGCCTTCTATTGCTTTTATAGCTTCTATCTCTTGGGTTAATCTCTCAAAATCATCCTTATCACCTATTCTTACAGCTCTATCTGATAGGTATAAAGGTATTCCTTTTAAGCTATATTTTCCTTGCTGCCAAGCGTGCAATCGGCGTACCATGCCGCGTCTACCCTCTCCGCACAAATAAAGTACAGGTTTCTTAAAGGATTTATTACCATAAAAATCTTGACCTGATGCAATAGCACAACTCATAGCAACAGCTACAAATGACTTACCGCTTTTAGGTGCTCCAAATATCTGCATTAGTGATTCTTGCTCACATACGTCTTTTATGAGCCATTTAGGATTAGTTACTTGCGTTAAAACTTCATCTGCTCTTGTAAAGGTTATAGAGCCTTTTTCTTTCTTTTCTTTATAAGCATTTATGTATTTAACTAACGTATCATGCGTAAAATCATTACGTTCTGCTGCATCCCATAAATCGTCTTTATCTGCAAAGTTTTCAGGAGCTTCAATAACCTTAACTTTACAACCATTAGCCCTTAATTCTCTTGCTATTTCATTAGCACATTTAACCCCTGCTTCATCGTTATCAGCCCAAAACCATACTTCTCTACCATATATAGGCGACCAATCTGCTTTCTTCCATGCATTAACTCCACCATGCCAACAACATACATCGCCTTTATAGATGCGTTTTGCACCCTGCATAGCCTTTTCACCTTCACTAACTATTACAGGTTTATCTAACTGATCTGCTGTTATATATATAGGTAATAGCCCTTCAGGTCTTTTCATTGACCAAGTGCCATTAGGATTCAAGCTAAAAGGTGCATATTTCATAGGCAACCCTTCATGTCTTAATACTATAAAGTTATCTGCATATTTAACTTTGACTGATGATTGTCTATACAGATCAACCATTTGTTCTCTAGAGAATGACCTCACATTACTGGTAATGGGGGCATTACCATTTAGTATGGAGTTTTTAGGGGTTTGTAATGTAAGGTCATAACCAAACTGTTTTACGATTTCAGAGACATCTTTTCCATGTTGTTCGATTAGCCACTTAACACCACCGCCTATGCCTTCTTCAAAGTCATAGAATTGTCCTGTTTCAAGATTAAATACTAGTGATCCTTTATTATTCCATCGCCATTCATTAGTCTTTTGGATTT